CCATTAGTCCGAGATAGACAGATCGATCTTTGCACCATGTTTCAGTCGATTCTAACAACCATTCAACATCAACCTCGTTCTCGTTACGTAGCTCTTTAATTAGTGAGAGTGTGTCATTCGCGATTGGGCGATTAACATACTCAGAGTTTTGGAACTCAACTTCAAGTACAGCTGGGGTTGGAAGCTTATTATACTTAGTTATGAATCTTAAGAATAAGTCATATACTGCCTGATGTTGTTCTTCGAAGTATTCGCCTTTAATATGCGGAATAACTTTTCTGCAAAAGCCTTCATCATTAGTCAGTGTCTTGAGTATTATCGTCTGTAGATTTTGTGGCATTTCCGATTTGTGCGTCCTGATTATTTAAGATTTCTGTTAAGATATTTCCAATGTAGTTTCTAAACTCATCGCTCGATTCTAACTCTTCTGCGGTATATGGATCTACTGCTCTTTCAATTACGAAATCGAAAAGTATACGGACTAAGTCATTTTCAACATCTTCTTCGATAGTAACTTTACCGTATGTATAGATTATATTTGCATAAAGACCTTCTAAGATCTTAATAGAATACAGCTCTGAGTCTATCTTTTCAACAAAAGTATATGCACTACTCATCTTCAATTGATGGTTCAGTTTCAAGACGAAGCTCTTCAAGCATTGCGCCATGAGCAACCTTATATCGTTTCTCGATAGCAGTTTCAAAGTCTGTAGAATTAAAGATCTTTGTCCAGAATTCTTCAGTCATTGTTTGTGCAGCTCGAAGGTTTCCACTCAACTCTTCTTTTGTTGCAGGATTCATTGCCATATACCAACCATTCTTAGGTTTAACGACATAACCTGTTTCAAGAGCAAGATCCAATAGGCCCGACCACTTTTCGATACCTCCGTCCCAACTTACACTAATTGGGATCTTAGACTTCTCCTTCACAAAGCGAGACTTCTCGATATTAATAATGAAGTGATAGCCCTGCACTTCGGTACCTGTCTTATCTTGGCGGCGACCGATAATCCACACATCGTTTGCGCTGTACATTACACCAGTTCCACCAGACACAACTGCCTTTGAGAACATCTCTTGTGTTTGATACGTATGATTAACAGCAAGAAGAGGAATATCTTTGAGTGTCAAGAATGGTGTAATCATTCTGAATAGACCTTTAAGAGCTTTTGCTCGAGTCATATCAGCAACTGATTTCATATTCTCAGCATCATCAATTTCTTTCTTCGATGCAATATTACCAATAGAATCAATCACCACCATCACTCTATCCTTACGATCAATTTCAGTAAGCTGATGAACAAGATCAAACTTGAGTTCTTCAATATTGGTAACAGGTGTATGTAGTACACGAGATGTGTCAATGCCGAAACTCTCAAAGTATGATTGAGGTGAACCGAACTCCGAATCATAGAACATGAGAACTGCGTCCTTGTGCTTCTTCATATAAGCACCAGCCATCAAAAGGGCAAACGATGTTTTGAAGTGCTTACTTGGACCAGCGAGGACTGTTAGGCCTGAAGAGATACCACCTTTAGTGGAACCAGAGAGTGCGACGTTAATCATCGGCACCGATGTTGTAGTCATTTCCTTTTCGGAAAAGAACTTTGATTCTGATAGGATATCGGCACCAGCGGTGCGACTTGATTTTTTTAGTTTTTCTAGTAGTGACATATATGTTTTCGTTATTTGATTATAGCTATATTATATAATAGTAATGGTCATTTGTAAACCCTTAAATGAATGATTCAAGGGTTTGAGGTATGTCTTCATAAAAACATTCTTGCTTCTTATTGTCAAAAACCGCAAAAGCAGCTTCACGAGTATCTAATTTTCCATCTAACCAATCTAAGATATTTTGCGCCATATCTTCCGCAGTTGTTACTGGAACATTCTGACAAATCATGTTAAGGTTTTTTCTGCCTCCCTGGAGCTGAAAATCTTTTGGCATTTTCATAATAGCCAAACACTCACGGATAGTAAGATATCTATCTTCGTCAGGGTGAGTTATGCAAGTGGGCATATGACCTACAAAGGCACCAATATAGTCTTTAGCGATTTCTGTAGTTTTTCTCATAATGTTACCACCTGATTCTAACTTTTCATGCATACGCAATGCACGGTCTGCGGCCTTTTCATGACCCCTTTCCCTTAGCCAAGGTTCGACTTCTTTATATGTGATTCCCTTTGACTCGATATAAACTAAAGGGTTCGTACTTTTTTCTATCCTTTGAAAAAATTCTTGGTGGGTGATACCACCCTCGATTTCTTCTAAAACATAACGATAGTACGGATCTTCACTTGGTTTAGCTTTATTCGTGAGCTCGTTCATTGGATCATCTTCACTTACAAACGCGTTTCGAATAGTATCTTCAATCTTTTCATGAGGACGAGAATAAAAATTCATACGTGGAATGCTATCACCTTGCCAAAAGAAGTAAAATGATCTATCGCGCGTTTGACTTAAACCATGTATTTTTGACTTTGTCTTGTATAATTGCATGGTGTAGCCATTTTCTTTTGCAATTTTGCGAAGCTTTTCTACAATAGGTTCACCCATTTTAGATGCCAAGCGTGGCGCGTTTTCACCCCAAAATACTTTAGGTTTTACATTTCCTAAAACGTATTTTGCGGATTCAACCATCCAATCATTTGCTTTATTGTCAGATGAAGATGATGGACTTAGCGAAGACAATCCTGCACAAGGACAAACCGCATTTACCACATCAACATAATCAGTTCTACCAGTACCTTCGTCGATGACATGGTATGGTACTTCGTTTTTGTAGTGTTCTAATATTTGCGAATCATTCGCCGCAAATGGCGTATATGATAAGATGTACTCAGGTCTTTTTCCAAAGACGTTTTCCATTGCGATTGTTTCACCACCAATAAGTGGTACGATTGATGCGTAGCTATATGACATTTTTTATGTTCTCCATGATATCGTTAAATGTGTATGATGCGTCTTGGTGGAGTTTATAGAACTCATAAGCATCGTTTCGTGTATCTTCTCGTTTTTTGACATCGTCACGAAGAACTAGTATTTGCTCTAGTGTTTCATCAAAATTATTTTCGTCAAACCAAATAGTTCCTGAGTTATCACAATCAGTAAACTTTTTTCCGTAATGTCGATGAGTACAAGCATCACCATACTTCTTATTGAATACAGGAATTGTGCCAGTACATACTACTTCGCAGTGAGTGTACTCAATTGAGCGTTGAATAAAGTGTTCTTTCATTCGAGAAAGTTGATAACCAAATCCTACTTTAGACATTCGTTCAAGCATTTCTTCTTGAACATATGGTCCAAAGACATGAACATCTTCACCATAAGCATCGCTTAAATCGTATTCGTTAGGATCTTCAGCGAGTAAATTGTTAAATTCTGAAAGTTCTCTAAATCCTAAAAATGCAGGTGAACGTTCGATACCTTCGTAAGTTGTTAGCATATCGTTTTGCTTCAAATAATCATTATGAAAAGCAAACATTTCTTTATACCCTTTCCAAGATGTAGTTCTACCAATCCATTTGTGATGCATTGCGTCGTGAACGCCAATATTTGTTTTCCAATACTTTGACTTTACTTCATCGAAGAACATACCTGGTTGAAACGCAACGATAGGAGTACCTTCTTCAGCACCAAACAAATCTACCTTTGGCCCTACCTTTTCTTCTGCATATTTTGCAAAATCATTAGTTGTTGAATGAACAAATATGATGTTTGCCTTTTTGATCGCTTCATCCAGTGCTCCATTGCGACGGATGGATTGCATGGCATGATCATGTTGAATAAGCGCAACTGGTACTTTGATTTCGCTTAACATGCGTTTAAAGTTTTCAATCGCTTCTTCTTTTAAACTTAGAGCAGGCAAAGAATTAATGATAGCTATATCAGATTTATTGATACACTTGATCATCGCATCCACTTCATCACTTTTTGCGAATTTGAGTTGTTGGATGTTGTCTGTCTTATGCGCGTTTTTGCGTGTCCAAGATTTGTCTTTAGATGCAAAGACTTTATAGTCGTACCCATTACGTTCGTAATATTTGCACTGTTCAATCGTAAACTTAGTTACGCCACAACCTTCAAT